TGCAATTTGCTCAAACGCTGCTGTATTAGCCGCAGTCGTTGTGAACCCGCCATTTGAAACGTCTGTATAGGTGCCGCCGCTTGTGTCGCATTCTTGCAACTTAACGGCAAGAGTAACGCTTGCGCCCATTGCTTCAGATGAAAGAACGAAAGCAGCGCTTCCCTCATATCCTTGAAGATCTACACCTGAACCATTAGCAGTTGAGGCAAGAACATCATTTGGAAGAATGTCAACGGCGGTTCCTTTAGAACCTAAGTTTTGGATAGTCATTAGTCAGTTACCTCGGGGGTAGAAGTTGATTTAGCTTTAGTAGCTTTTTTTGCTTTTGGTTTTGGTTCCTCTTTTTGAACCTCACAGACAACGGCTTCTTTTGCCTGTCCTGAATTAATTAGCTGCCTTGTTTCAGAGGGGGAAGCCTCGACAACCTCCCCAACCTGAACGACTTCGCCTTTTAATCCGAATGAACTTAAGGCTTCAATCTTCATTTACCTAGGCTCCTAGACAGAAGCTAGCTGGATGTTTTACAGCGCAGTCGACATCTTGTAGCACCCTTACACGAACGTTACCTGATGCACCGCCTGTGTATGGATCAACTTGAAGATCAAGACCTGACCAATAACCAAGGATCAATTCTGACCAGTTACCGAACCAGATGTCACCGGCTTCAACTTGATTTGAGACGTAAAGTGGATAACCGTTAACCACTCCATCTTCATTAACAAAGCGACCGGAACCAGAATCTTTAGTCTTAACTTTCATCGCTCCGGCAATGTTGGCTCTAGTTACATAAGCAAGAGAACCAGTTAAAGCGTTAGCAACAGAAATATCAGATTCCATGTTGACGACATCACCAAAACTAGGATCGTTATTGCCAACGTTTTCAGTAGCTATGCCTGTTACGTTATGCAAGCCAAGTGGTTCGCTGGAACTTCCTAGCCCGTAAAGAGCAGCGCGATCTATTTCAAGAGCAACAGAAGAAGCAAGAGAACTTCTAACTAATGACTCAACATCTAAAGAAGACTGAATTAAAAGCTTCCTAGAAATATCTGTCATTGCGCCAATTGTGCGAGGGGTCATGTTGACCTGCTCAATTGTCATATCGGATTCAGTTACATTTGAACCCTCCCCAATCCAATAACTTGTCTGTTGGCTTCCAGCTCTAGGAATTGAAATATTTCCAGAAAGGCCGGTCAAGATTGTTGATCCTGTTTGAGCCAATACAGACGCATTCTTTAACAGGCTTATAAAATCGCTGCTTAACTCCGTTGCTACTAAATTACCTCCCGCCGTATCGGGTGAGGTTTGCATGTCCCTACGAAATACCTCGTTAGGAATTGTTATGCCTCTAGATGCTCTGCCTAGTTTTTGTGCGGCGGCTTCAGATGCTTCTATTTCAAAAGCAGCGGCCTCACGCTTTGCAGCGCTTCCAGGATTAGCAAGATAATCAATTGCTCTAAGAACTGAGAAACTACGTGTTTCAGTTTCAGTTAAACCGATGTCAGTAGCGTCAGCCTTTGGTGCGATTGCTTCAGGCTTCCACTCACGAAGAACAGCAGAATTAAAATCTGCAACGCTTCTATCTTCTTTAATGAATGTTTCGCCTAAATCTTGAAGATTGTATTTTGCGGCGACTGTTTGAATTTCTTGGATTCTTGAACGCTCAGCTTTGATCACTTTTTGAGTGTCAACTTCTGAACGCACCTCCAAGGTTTCTTTCGGGTTAGCGGTCATTGATTCGACTACAGAGTTTACAGGCGCATCAGAAGATGCTGAAACGTCGGAACGTTCCTCTTTAGACATATTAGATGTTGTTTCTGGTTCATACGTAGGAGCAGTAGATCTATTTACGCCAATGCTCGCATCAGCCGGAATTGCAACGGCGCTGATTTCGTAAGCTTCCCATGACTTCACGATCATGTCGTCGGATTCTTTGCGCTGTTCTGTTTCCTTCACCATGTACCCAAAAGATATGTTTCTGATAATTCCGTCTTTAATATCTCTAAATTTTGAAGCCGCAAATTCCTCCTCACTAAATCTTACTTTTGCATAACCGCGTTTTTTCTTTTCATCAATCCAAGCACGCTCAACAACACCAATAACCTTATCGGGGTCATGGTTCCAAAGAACAGGAGCGCCATCATTTAAACGCCCTAAATCTGCGCTTTGCTCTCGATGCTCAAGAATTTCATTACCAAAGTAACGAGTTACAGGTTGCTCAGAACTAAACGGAAATTCTAGGGTGCGGTCTTCTTTCTCTACTTCTCTTACTTCTAAATTAAAGTCGCGTTGAACTAAGTTCTTTTCATAATCACGTTTCGTCATCTTCCTGTGAATCAGTAGTTGTCTCTACTTTAGATGCAGTTTCAGGCGACGTATTAGGTTTATCCGAAAAATCGAGACCTAATTGTTTTGCAAGATCGATTTCGTTTTTCCGCGCAACTAAAAATTCTTCGTAGTCAATTCCTTGTTCTGCTAAAACCTGACTTTGTAATTTAAAGCCACTTTCAACCGCAAGTTTATTTGATTGACATTCTTTGAAGGGGTCTACCCATCCCGCCGATTTAAACATAAACCGCGCCATTTGATAGCGTTCCGGTTCTATCTGATAATTAGGCAGTTGCAAAGCTCCAGATAAGACGGCAATTTCTAACCATTCTTTATAAACCCTAAACAACACAATCTCTCTTAATTGAGCTTGTAAGGCTTTAAATGATTCTTGATCTTGTAATACATCAAGACGACTACTTGAATAATTTGATTGGCTGCTATCTCTACTTAATGTTGAATATGAAATCCCCAATGACGCGGATAAAGCTCTAAGCATTGCGCGTACAAAAGGTTCAAATTGACCATCGGGCGCGTGCATATCAGGAACATGTACTTGCTCACCTGGCCCAAGTAGCCTGACTGAACCAGGACTTAAATCATAAATTCGATCATCATCAACAACGCCATCGCCTTCTAACTCTGACTCTGGTGAACTGATCCATGCAGTGAGGCAACTTCCAGCTCTTACCCTTACTATCTCGGCTTGTTCATAGCCTTCTAAATGGTGCATTCTTTGAATAGCGCTAGCCATCCATGGCACGCCGCGAGTCTGTCCAGGGCGTTCGAATTTTGCCAAATGAATAATATCTTTAGCATCAACAAAAATATGTTTCTTTCCTTCAGTTGGTTGATTAACAAAAAGAGTATCTCCTGGGTGTTTTGTTAAAAGTGCATATTTCCTTGGCTTGCCCCACTCATCCTGCAAAATTCCCATTTTCCATTGCCAACCCTTTCTTTCTGCTTTGCCCTCATAGTCCTCATCAATCATATCTGCCTCTAACAATTGCAAAGCAAAAGGAACAGAACTATTACCGAACTTTTGACCTCGAACAATTCTTATAAACACCTCACCTGATTCAACCCACGCACCAACCGCATTTCTTATTAAGTCGGAATAGCAAAGCTTGCCTGCAACATCGCAATTCTCCGCATATCCCCACCTCTTAAAAGCAGATTCAATTTGATCATTAACACGTTGATTTAAGCGCCCACCTCTTGCCATCCTTACTTGTGCTTGAAGGCGTGGACCTGTTCCCGCTACGTTTTCAACAATGACACGAACAGCATTTTTGCAATAGTCCTGATCTCTTACGAGTTGACGAGAACGCGACCTAAGTTTTTTTAGGCTGCCTTTAATGTCGCTATCGGCTGAGTTAGTACTCGTTAGCCAACCGCTAGTAAGGCGCGATACTTCCGCACCTGCGTACTCTCTTTTTCGTCTTGGTTTTATTGCTCTTGGGTTTGGTTCCCATAAAGCCGACCATGCGTTAATAATTCCCATGACTAATTAAACCTCACATACATTGCGGCAGGATTACCAAGACCATTAGCTATTAATCTTGCTTTTTGTTCTCTCTTAAGTTGATATTTCAAGCGACTTTCTAAAGTCATTAAATCAGAAAGATCATATTTCTTAAGACTGCGCCCTCCTATTGAATACTCTTTAACAACACCGCCACTCACTAAAGTTCTGATTGCTGATTGAACGCTTTCTAAATCCTGTTGAACTTGTGTCTTTTCTTGGATTGAGGAAACAGAACCCGTATAAGCAAGACTTTGTAGAACCTCAAGTGAACCTGTCCCAACAGAATATTCAGTTGAACCTTTTGAAACGATCGCCTGCCAGAAATAGTCTCCTTTTGTCAACGGGGCAGTGTCAGAAGTCGAGAGATCAAATTGCCAACCCGTTCCATAGGTGCTACCCGTCGCAGTTAGACCTGATGCACTATTAGTACGTATGTAATATTTCAAGACCCATGAATCAGTACTTTGTAATGGGTCGCCGTAGGGATCGACTAAACTGTCATCTCTCCATGTAACAGTTGTACCCGCACGCAATGAAGCCGGAATATTCACGCCGACCTCTTACCAATGAGTGACATACGACTTCTTAGTAACCTTACTATTAGATTTTAGACGCT